TCGAGGAGCGCGTGTTTGATTTGGTAGAAAAAACCAACGCACAACTTGCAGAACAACATTCTGAACTTACAAACATTGGTCGAGAGCTTGAACGAATTAGAGGATGAATGGAAGTTGAAACAATTGTACAACTAATTGAACGAATTGGAGTTCCAATTGTCGTCCTCGCTTTCTGTGGATGGTACATCAAATTCCTGCAAATTGGGTTTGCTGCGGATCAGCATTCAGCAAAACAAGAACGCACTGATATGCAGGAAAAATTCACAAAAGAACGTACTGAAATGAGGCAGCAGGACATTGAAAATGACAGGCAACTGGTGTCTATTGTAAAGGCAACTTCTGATGCGTTGGTGGAAATGAAGACTGCACTTGCGGAGCAGACTGCAACAATGAGGGAATTGCTTGGACGGCTGGATCGAAAAAGGTGAATTTAAGTCTTTTGGTTCAAGGTTTAATAATAGGATTTGTGCTTGCAATCACAGGACTTTTCAGTGCAATTTATCATATGGAAATGCAGACATTAAATCGTATTGCATTGATAGAAGCATCTGTTAGAAACATCGAGGAATCTGTCCGGAACTTACAGCTTCGCATGAGTCATTTAGAACAGGTTTTAATCAATTATAATCACGAATCAACAGAGAAGGAGTGATGCATAGTACAAAGAATTTCAGTTCAGCCGAGTTGCAATGCAAATGCGGATGTGGAGGTAATGAGATGAAACCTGACTTCCTTGATAAATTGCAGACAATCCGAGATGAGTTCAAGAAACCCATGCGAATCAACAGTGGTTTCCGCTGTTCAAAACATGATGCCAATGTCTCATCTTCAAAAATTGCAGGGAAAGGACCGCATACAACTGGTCACGCAGTGGATGTTGGAATCTCAGGATCAGATGCTCTTCTGCTTGTAGAATTGGCAGTTAAAAATGGAATGACTGGTATCGGAATCAAGCAGAAAGGCAAGGGAAGATTCTGTCATTTTGACGATTTAACTGATGAAGCAGGTCCACGGCCTTGGATATGGTCTTACTGAAAGGAATAAAATGATTGGAATGCTTGGCACAATCGGGTTGGCAGCAGCAAAGACGCTGGTTGTGAGCCTCCTGACTGAGAAGATGGTCCTGAAGTTGACACTGACCCTCCTAGAGTGGGCAGTAGACAGGACGAGCAACGAGGTTGATAACCACTTGGTTAAGATGATGCGAGAACAACTTCAGAAAACTGGAGTGATTTAAGGGGGAAGTGATATCAAACTGATATCAAAATCCCTGAAATCAGGGGTACTGATATCAGTGATATCAAGTTTTCGATTTTCCTCTTGATCCTCTAAACTACTGGAATCACTCCAAATGCTGGTGGGTCGGCGGGGTCTCGAACCCCGGACCACCTGATTAAAAGTCAGGCAGTCCAAACCGATAACACATTGATATTCTAATCTAATATTATTGGATTTCACCAACTGTTATCAAAACTGATATCATGCCAGCATCCTCTGATTCATTCCCTTGACGACATTTGAAGAATGCTCCTCTGTCAAATGTGAGTATCTCATCACCATACCAAGAGTCCGGTGTCCAAGAGAATCTGCAATGTCTCTGAGGGTTGCACCATCCATTGCCATGTAGGACGCAAAGGTATGTCTGAGATCATGGAACCTGAAATCCTTTAGATCTGCAGCACCCACTGCACTTTCAAAGGGTTTCCGGAAGGAGATGGGTTTGTGCTTGTCTCTCCTACCAGGGAACACAAGCTCTGTGTCAATCCTCCGGATCTTGTTCCTGAACTCTGTGAGTGCAGGTCCATCAAATGCAACTCTTCGGGTGTCTCCATTCTTTGTATCACGGAAAATCACTGATCCTTTTACCAAGTCCACATCTCCCCATTTCAATCCCCAGATTTCCATCTCCCTTCCTCCTGTGGAGAGTGCAAGCATCACCACCAGAAAGAGATCAGGGTTGGAACTCTTTCTGCACTCTGAAAGCAGGAAGTGACGTTCCTCATTTGTGAGGAACCGTGTTCTCCCCTTTGGTTCTTCCAGCTTTGGAATCCTCCTGACAGGGTTCGTTTCCAATACAAACCACTCCTCCACACAGACCGTGTAGACCTTGGAGAGGGCACTCAAGTATCGGTTGACAGAGGCGTTGCTGAGTCTCATCATCAGCTTCTCCTTCACCTGGACCAGATCATAGGGTTTCACATCACGGGCCTTGAGCGTGGGAAGTTCCTTGATCCAGAACTCCAATTGTCCACGCATGGTGACATCCGGATTCTTCCTTGAGATGAAATCCTTGATGAGTTTCTGGATGGAGTCTGCTCCTGCACCAGAGGGTTTCTTCTTGATCTCCCTCTCCAGGGTTTCCTCATAGATTCTGTTCAAGAACCGAGTCCTCTGTGAGGGTTCTCCTTTCGTTGAATACTTGTCGCGCTCCCTCACGGAGCAGAGACTGAGCTTCTTGTACTGCCCAGAGGGGAGGATCAGATCATAGAACCTACCGTAGACTTTCTCTCCTCGTGTGAAAAACAATGCGTCTTGTCTCATGCGGCTTCTCTCCCTCCCTTCATTGAAATGATTAAAAGGTTCTCAACTGTCTTGAATTTCTCCGTGAGAATCTTGTTCTCCTCAAGGAGATTCCTGTCCACATAGGGAGGATCTATCCCAAACAGCACCTGATCCACACTCTTCCCCTTCTTGATGCAGTAGCTGACGATCTCCTCCAGAGGGACGGTCCCTCTACTCTTGTATCCGGCATAGGACTGCTTCGATAGCCTCAAGCAGGCAGCAATCTCCTGATCCTCTCGGAACCCCTCCATGTACGCAATGCGCCCCATGATTTCACTAAACTCCATTTTCCCCTTGATTGACTGAAAATTTCAGCTTGACTAATTCATCTGTAACAGTGTATGATCTCATCTACCTTGTTCTGAGACGTACTCAGACAAGTTCATTTGTACCAAGACCATCAAGATGCACCAAGCCGACATCAGTCAAACTGTAATACAGTGTTAAACCAAACGCAAGGCAAATGAAGGTCATGACCACCGATTTGTATGACACCAAGTCTGCAGCAGACTTTCTGGGGTTGTCTGTGGACCAACTCCGCAGGAGAGTCCGTGCAGGACTCCTCTCTCCAACCTTTAGATCACGGAATACCTTCTTATGGGACAAGAAAGACCTTCTGACCGCGCACGAAAGCCTGACAGTTTCGTGAGACGCATCATGGAGGAGAAGGGATTGACCATCTCTGAGATGTCTTCGAGATCAAGATTGACGAGGAAGACTTTAACGTACTTCCTCAGCAGGCCATTTATGACCAAAGGGAACCGCGCCATGTGGTTCGCGTCATGGGCGAGGGCACTAGGTGAGGAGAAGGAACTGATTGAGGAGGAAATGGAGAAACTCTTCGCACACCGTTATTTCCCCTGTGAATTCTGCGAGGAGAGGACGTTCAGGTTAAATCACAGTCAGAGGTTCTGCTCTGACAAGTGCAGGAAAAAGTGGAGACAAGAGACTCCCAAGATCTATCGGGAAAGCAGTGTTCACTCCCAGGCATTTGTAACCTCCTACCCTGATAAGAAGGGGATCACATACACAGAGAAGCGTGTTTGCGAGAGTAGGGATTTCCAGAGTGAAATTGATGACTACCTCAAGGAGGGAGGAACTGTGAAGACCCTCAAATCTGGATTCGTGGAGCATCAAATCACAATTCCCTTGGAGGATTTGGACAAGAAGAAGATGGAGAAGCAAGAGGAGATCAGAGTTGAGGCATGTTGAACTGCAGGGCAATTAAGGAGATGAAATGAACCAATATGAAGAACTTAGAACCAAACTGATTCCAGAGGCAGAGGCACTTGCAGAAGCGAAGGTATCGAAGAAGAAGGATCTTGGAAAGTGGTCTGCACATTTCTCAGAGGCGATGGATCGACTCTCACATGAGAAGTTGGGAGTGACTGCAACTTGGTTGAGGAGGGAACTGAAGCTACAGGGGCGTTGTCCAAAGTGCGGAAGGGGTGGCGCATGTGGATGACAAGGGAGCATCTTAGTGAGTCAGACTTCAAGAGAGCATGGAGGGTTGACCCGTGGGAAATTACAGGACTTATGTGGCCTGCAGGACACAAATTCAACGACCACCAAAAGGAACAGCCAGCAGTTCATGGATGTGCTGCGCCACCAAAACCTGTTTGTACAAAAGAAACGTGCTTGCAGATGTCTGATCGGTTCCGTGCATCAATCGGTAAAGCAGTCTGGCACTGTGCGACCTGTTGTGTCACTCAGTTCCCCGGAGTTTATGATGATCATTTGGACGCATAATGGATCAACTCACTCAAATGGAACTCCTCTGGGAGATCAAGAAGGTGAATGCAAACTTGGAGAAGTTCTTTCAACTTGTTGGTCCAGGGTTTGAGAAACATGAATTAATCCAGTCAATCAAGAATCAGCGTGAGCAGAGACTGGCTGCCGCATCACGTTATAACCAAAAGGAGGAGGATGACAACACTAAGTAGTCAGGATGTGATTCACATTCTGAGAGAATCAAGGAACCGCAGAAACCGGAAGGCAGAGCGGAAAAGGGTGCTGAACAATCTGGTTCAGCGAATCAGGAAATTCTTAACTGAGATGCAAGATGGCTTTATCTCTAAATGATATTTCGACAGGTATCAAGAAAGACCAAGGGTTGAAGGTGGTTCTTCATGGTCCTGCTGGAATTGGCAAGAGTACCTATGGGAGTCAGTTTCCTGATCCCATCTTCTTTGACCTTGAGGGGAGTCTCACCAACATTGATGTTCCTCACTTTGATCTGAGAAGAGGAACCTTTGATGAGTGCATGGATGGACTCAGGCTTCTTCTCAAGGATCATTCATACAAGACACTTGTTCTTGACACAGTGGATTGGATGGAAACAAAAGTTCATGAACAGGTTTGCCAAAAGATGGGAGTTCCTAACATCTCTGATCCTGAGTATGGAAGGGGGTATTCACATGCGTTGACACTGTGGAAAGAATTCTTGGATGCATGTGAGATTATCAAGGAAAGAAAGGGAATGAATATTGTTCTCTTGGCGCATTCCAAACAGGGGCAGATTTCTGATCCAATGTATGGAACCTACAACCGACACACGTTGAAGTGCAGGGATAAGGTGTCCGAACTCATCGTGGAGTGGGCAGATATTGTCTTGTTTGCAGAAATGAAGGTGTTTCTTGATGAGAAGAAATCTGGATTCTCAAAAACTACTGTTGCACATGGAGGTCAGAGGGTTGTCCACACACAGGGGAAACCTGCGTTTGTTGCAAAATGCAGGTTTGCAATTCCAGAGGAACTGGAGATGGGGTATTCACACCTGATCTCTGCAATTCAAAACGAGAAGAACTCATGAAACTATTAACTCCAATTATTCCAAAAGCAGGATCAGATATCCTCAAGGCAGGACAATATGTTGCAACCATGTTTGATTGTGAGAAGAAGGATACAATCAATGGAGGGTTATATCAGGATGACTCTGGACAGATGGTGAAGAAGGGGTATCTTGAGTGCAAATTTGAGATTGATGCACCAGGAACTCAGTTCCACGGATGGAAAATCGTGGATCGACTTTCCCTCTGGCATCCCAATGAAACCACAAGAGAGATTGCAATGTCGAAGGTTGCAAGGATGGCATCTGCAATGGGATGGGCAGATCCAATCGAGGAGACAGACCAGCTTCTTGGAAAGAAAGTCGAGATTGTTGTCATACATGAAGAGAGTGATAACTTTGGAACACAAGCTCGCATATTTAAGTACCTCAAGCATGAATCCGGGGGGCATCCTCCTGTTGAGGAGCAGAAGAAGCAGACCTTGGAGGAGATTTCCAAGAAAGATGATGTCCCATTCTGATGACAACAATAGGAATTGACCCTGGGCTTGATGGTGCAATTGCAAAGGTTCAAGGGTCTGACATTGAGGTGTGGGATATGCCAACACTGGAGGTTAAGAAGAAGAGGTTTGTCAATGCACCAATGCTTGCAGACCTCCTCTCTTCCATTAAAACTCCAGAGTGTGAGGTTTTTCTTGAGAGGGTTTCTGCAAGACCTGGTCAGGGAGTCACCTCAATGTTCTCGTTTGGAACCTCGTGTGGAATCATTCAGGGGGTTGTTGCTGCACTTCACCTTCCCCTCACCTTTGTGACTCCACAGATGTGGAGGAGAAAGATGGGGGTTCCAAAGGGGAAGGATGGATCACGATTGAGAGTTCTTGAACTTAGACCTGAGCTTGCGTTCAGGTTCACACGAAAGAAGGATCATGGACGTGCAGATGCAGTTCTTCTTGCACTTCATGGATCACGATTATGACTCTGCCAGATGAATAAGCTGACCACTCCTCCGGGGGAACGCGCAACTCCCCCGTTTAAAGGTTGGCAAAAACCAATAAGGGTTTGCTCATAACCCCACGGTGTTTGGCAGAGTCACCTTCCGTTTCATGCCCTTTGGAAAACACAAGGGCACCTCCATTGAGAAAATCCCTCTTGATTACATTGAGTGGTTGCTGTCTCAGGGATCTGTTGATGGATGGCTCCGCAGGGAACTGGAGGAGTCTAGGGATCTGCATCTTAATCTCAGGTGGTCTGAGATCTCAGGAAACAATAGTGTCCAAAGGATCAGGAAAGTCTTTTTGGAGTGTTCCAAGAAGTGGCATCCAGACAAGGGTGGATCTGTGGATGCAATGCAGGCATTAAACGAGTTTAATGAGAAACTCCTCAAGGAGATGGCATGATGGAAATCCAGATACAAAATCTTCCTCCTGAGTTTCATGTTCTTGATTTCATCCTCTGGAAATACGAGACGAACTCAGAAGGAAAGCAGGAGAAGAAACCCATCTCTCCAAAAACTGGACAGTATTGTGATGTCACGGATGAGTTCCATCACAAGACTCTAAAATGGTGCGAGTATGTCCACATTCAAGGGAAGTATAAAACTGATGGAATTGGAGTGATCTTCACAGGAGAGGGGTATTTTGGAATTGATCTAGATCACTGTTTCGAGGAAGGAGGAGACAAGGAGAGAGCAGAAGATTTTCTTAATAATTTCAAAACCTATGCAGAATACTCTCCCTCAAAGACAGGGTTGCACATCTATGGCATTGGAAACCTTCCGGATGGTCCAAGACGAGGAACGAATATCGAGTTCTATGACTCGAAACGGTTCTTCACTGTTACAGGAGATCGAATAAATGGGACGCATATGATTGGAGAGCCTGATGTCCTCAAAAGGATGTACAGGAAATATATGCTTGGAGATGAGGAACCTAAGAGAAAACCTAGAGAGGAGAAACTCCAAGGAAAACCTGCAAAAAAGGAGGATCTGGTTTTTCACATCTCTGACTCGCATCAGGGGCCAAAATTTAAGCGTCTCATGAGTGGAGACATGAGTGATTACCTTAACCCTGTGACTGGAGAACCTGATCATTCACGAGCGGACTCTGGACTCTGCATGACGCTTGCGTTCTGGACCCAGAAAGATGCCCACAAGATTGATGAAATCTTTAGGACATCCCAACTCATGAGAGAGAAGTGGGATACAAAACACTTCGCGGATGGCAGCACTTATGGACAGAAGACCATTGAAAATGCGATTGCAAAATGCAATGAGATCTACACGGAATCCGTTCCACGAGTGATCAATGAGGAGGAACTGAAGGAAAGTCTTCCTGAAAAATATCCTGTCCTTCCTGTTGAAATCCCTGGGCTTGCAGGAATGCTCTCAAAGTTCATGGATAAAACTGCAATTCATCCCCAGCCGATTCTTCATGTTGGTGCATCCCTTGCGATGCTGGGTGCCCTCTTAGGGAGAAAAATCAAGAGTGAATCTGGACTCAGGACAAATCTCTATGTCCTCGCTCTTGCACCAACTGGTGCAGGAAAAGAACATGCACGTTCTGTGATTGATCGTGTTCTTACTGACTCTGGAGGTCTCCGCTATCTGGGAGGAGATGATATTGCCTCAGATACAGGATTGCTTGCTGCACTTGCAGAACAACCATCCCTTCTCCTCATGCTGGATGAATTTGGATACATGGCACAGCAGTTTCTCTCTCCTCGTGCTGCAGGGTTCAAAGCGGCGATTGTGGAAGTCCTCCTCTCTGTTTATGGAAAAAGTGCAACTGCATATCATGGGAAAATGTATGCGAACAGAAAAGAACGTCCACAAGTGAGGATTGAACAGCCGTCCCTTTCTCTCTATTGTACCTCTACTCCTGAGTCCTTCTGGCCTGCAATCCGACAGAACAGTGTTCATGACGGGTTTCTCAACCGTTTTCTTGTCTTCAATTCTCCTGATCCGTTTCCTCCCTATGTTGAAAGGGAGGAGGTCACGGTTCCTGAGTTTATGATTGATCCTGTCCGCAAGCTGGCGTTGCTGGAAGAACCAATGACGAACCGTATGACTGGAAAGTATGCACTGAATCCTGTTCCAAATCCAATGGTCATTACTGATTCTCCTGATGCAAAGAAATGCTTCCTCTCCTACAGGGATCTCTACCTCAAACATGCAAAGTCAGATCCGATTGTTGCATCCCTCTGGAAACGTGCAGAAGAACATGCGATAAAAATCGCGCTCATCCTCACAGGGTCTGAGATGCAAAAGGAAATCTCTGGAGAACATGCAGAGGTTGGATGCAGGATTTCAAAATTCTGCATTGAGAACATGCTCGGTCAAATTGAGGATCACTTGGCAGAGAATCTCCATGAGGCGAACCTCAAGAAGGTTCTTCGGATTATCAGGAAGGCAGGAAGAAAGGGGATTGATGGAACCTCGCTGACAAGGAAAACGCAGTTTCTCATGTCAAAACAGAGGAATGAAGTTGTTGAGGTACTGACTGAAACTGGACAGATTTTTGTGAATCCTGTTAAATCCTCCAATGGGTCAATCCACAATACCTACTTTGTTGAACACCTCCAAAAATGACACTATCACTTCAAGAAATGACTTCATCACTTCAATTGAAGTGGTTTGAAAAGTACCTACTTTCAAGGTCGTTACCTATCAATCAATAGGTTTTGATAGGTAAATCTTGTATCACTTCAATTGAAGTCATGCGTGGGATTTTGAAGTGGTTTTGGGGCGCGAGGCGTTGGGAGAGAAGGGAGGAGAGAACCACTTCAACACTTCAATCTATCTCTATAGTTATCTAGAGATAAATCTCTCTCTTTTCCCCTATACCCATAACCTTGCACTTGAAGTCTTGAAGTGGTTTTTTTCACTCCTCCTCCAGCATCGAAACCTCCTCGTCCAACCCGAATTTCTGCTCTGCATACCTTGATCCTGAGATGTCCACCAATATCTGCAGAAGCATCGCCACACACGAAGGAATCGGGTTTGTTCCCAACTCCCAGCTTGCAACGGTGATGGTGCTTACTCCGAGCAACTCTCCCAATTCCCTGCTGCTCATTCCCCATAATCCCCGTATCCTCCTCATCTCCTCTGGATTCAAAAAGTGGTAGGGATGCTTCTTGGTCGATCTGTATCTCCTCTTCTTCCTCTCCTTGTCCTTACCTTCTGCAGGGTCATTACCGTCTGTGTGAACCTTGCCTTTCATTCTTGCCTTGACTCCTAAGTGAAAAAAATTTACCATACCAAAATCATCCCTTGTGGATGGTTTCGCAGCAGGGCAGTCACCCTACCACAATCAGGTGCTGCCCTGCGTCTCCCTCCTTCTGTGGCGCGTACTAGCTTCTGAGTGCCTTTTTTGCCAGATGATAAGTTCGGCATAAAGCCACTTCCAGTGAAACATCTCCTCCCATCTCCATCTGATACTCGCTCTCCCTGAGCCAGATTCCTGATTCATGCTCGCAATGGTCGGAAGCTTCCTTTGCGTCTCCAAACACTTTCAGAGCAGATTGAATCACGCCTTCGACATGACCCTCCTTTGCGCTCTCAAAGATTGTGTTTACAATTTCTTCCTCTTCCAGCGTTCTACCAAATACTCTTGTCATCCCACCTCCTTTCATGTCGTTACCTTCTGGCTAAAACAGCATCAGTCCAATTCTCAACCTCTGCCAGCGTCTGGAACTTGGACTTGAGCCTTCCCTCACTTGCAGTGTACCAGCGGAAGATGGTTCCACCTCCACCGACTCTTCGAGGGTCTCCTACCCAGAACTTCTCAAGGGAAATCCCGTGGGCTTCCAGGGCTTTTACCATTTTTGCTTTTCTGTGATTGTTCATCTTCACCTTTCTTGCTCGGGGTTATTGATTGTTTCCTCGCATTCTGCAATTAGACGATGTAACATTTTTGGAGTGTATCCAAAGTCCTTTGCTGCCCATTGTCCATGTGGATCGTTTAGAAAATACTCCCACTCCCTCTTTTGCTTCTCTGCGAATGTCATCTTTCCTCCAAGTTAAGGTCATTCTGGGTTTGTCTTCGCCGCTCCTGTTCTTCCAGAAGCGGACCGAATTCTTCGCCAAGCTGCTCTTGAGTCAGCCCATTGTGGCAAATCTCGTAAGTGTAGAACTTCTCCATCTCATCCTCCTGTGATGCCCCCGAAGGGGCGTTGAAAAAGTCATTACCTGCTGCACAGGTCATTACCTAATGTCACAGGTCATTACCCTCTGGGATTTCTCCACCAATTTGACCAAAAAAAGCCCACTCTGGAATTTCCAGAGCAGGCTCATTACTAACGGTAAAATCGTTCGATGTCCGACCCGTGTCCAACATCCCAGGTCGTTCCAATCTCCAAGCTGCCGATGCAACCCGGAACCCTCTCTGGATCGAACGGTTCGCGGATGATCCAGCATTCAATTGTAAATGCCCTGGGCTTCCCGTTATGGTTTCCCGTCAAGCTGATGTTCGTTGCTTCCCTGGTTGCTCTTCGCGCCGGGATTGCCCTGCACGACAGGTTCCGGCTTTGCTGAACGTACTTGTCCCGTGCTTGCCTAGAATCGAACACAAGCACAATCGTATCGTTCGCAAACCCAAAGCTGGACTCGCTCCCGTGGGCGGATTCGCTTGAAAAATACCTTTTCTGTCTCATTCCATTCTCCTGTTGAAAGGGTTAATCCGGTTGGTTAAATTTTGATCACGGTTAGCTTCGTCAACCGTGAGTAGCGAATGTGGGCTTGATTGTAATGTCCCCGCATTTCCATGCGGTTCACCATCTTGCCGTCCCAGCGGCAACTCACGTCCTGCACTATAAAGTCCTTGTCAGCCGCGAAATCTGCCGCGACCGCTTTCTGAGAGCCGTAGTCCCGTCCGTAGGCCGGGATAAGTGTCAATGTTCTCATTTGTACCCCTTGGTTGATGGTTTGAACTCTCGACAGCGGGATGCTGCCAAGCCCTTTGCATGGTGCATCCAGTGCCTACGGATACATCCAGTGTGGATGGGATGTCCATCTGAATGCCAGACAGGTTTGCCACAGCATCTGCACTTCTTTTTTTTATCACTCATGGCCTCTCTCCTAGTGTTTTTGGTATGAAATGGAAAAAGTTTTTGAATCCCAGCACTCCCGGCAGTCCCCGCAACTGTTCCCCTGATCCGGAGCCGGACAAGTGTGGGAACCGTTAGAGCTTGCACCGCTAACCGTCAAGCAATACTTGCGAGCAAAACGTATCGGCGGTGACTTGTCAAATGCCATTGCCGATATGCGGACGTTCAGGTTTTCAGGTATGCCAAACCAATACTCGTCAAGGTAGGCTTTGACTATCCGGGTTTCCCTTGTCGGCAACCAGTGTGAACACTTCGGAGTTTGCCGGGCAACTTCGCATATCTGCGACAAGTGCCACACTCCCTGGAGATCCCCGGAATCGTGCCAGCGGAAATACTCCATCTTGCGTTCCTTTATTAGGTACGCCATGCTTTCAGTCCATCGTGGATCATGCAGGCTTTGAAACCTGCGCTCCAAAGCTTCCCTGACGTTCCGGAACATGTAACGGCCCTTACGCGCGTAACAGTCAAAACAGACTGTCCCAGGGACAGACCATAGCTTGCTCCCCGTGATGCAATGCCCCGCTGGAATCGAATAACCGAAGCATGGCATTTTAGATGGTGTGGATAGACCGCCTACCGTCTCAAGTGCTTCCTTGATGGTCATGATGCCTCCAGCGCGTCCAGCGCGTCAAGCGCATCGTCAAAGGATTCAAAGACTAGTGGGCTTTCCCCTGTTACGGCTGCGTAGTCGGCGAAAAAGTCGCGTTCGGCGGCTTCTTGTTTTTCTGTGGGTACTTCTAAGGAATAGGACATGCATCCCCTTTTCGTGTGATGGTTTCTCGCTTTAAGTACCTGAAATCTACCACAAAAACAGGTACTCAAGGCCAAGGCTTTCCTTAGCTTATCCGTAGATTATTATATTGAATGATGAGAGTCAAGCCTTTTCTTTCATCCCTTGGCTTTTTTCTCAAGTAGAAGACAACCTGGCCAAAACACGCTTAATCTATATTTGACTTCTTGAATATACTGTTTCTTGAATATTGACAAGCGGCTCTCAACCTGTATTTGACTTCCTGCAATATTCTATTTCTGGTATATTTAGATTCTTGTATATTCTAGTTCTTGAATGCTTTCCGACTTAGACTATGTTTGACTTCTTAAATATACTGATAGTTGAATATTCAATAGATGAAAAGTAAATAGATAAGTGCTAAAAGTAAAGAATAACAAGTTTACTTGCAATTATTTGCTTCTGCACCTATTAGTTGGAAATCCGCTTGCTCGACTCCCAGCGACCCGACACCAGGACACGCCCAAACCCCTCCGGAAACAAGGACACCTGTTTGCCAATCCGATGTCCTGCCAGTGCTGGCAACGGCTCACGCCCGATTGATATTGCACCTGATACGGAAACAGGTCAGACTAATAAGTGGACCCTTAGCAAATCGCTCATGATTTCAGGCACTTAAGCGATTCAGGCCCGATCCGCCCTATTTGTGCGGACAAAAGACCCATAGGGGGCAACAAAACGGCCCTCTTGATATATGAGGTCTATTCCCTCTCAAACACGGGGATTAAATTTGAGGAAGAAGAAGAAGTTACCCCACCCCACCCACAGGACAAAGCAGAAGCGGGACGAGGAATTTTCTAGGGACGCAGCAGAAGGAATGTCTTCGCGGGAATTAGCAACAAAGTTTGATTTAGGACAGTCAAGCATCGGAATTAAGCGCAAGCAGTTAGCGAGGCAGATTGAGAAGGAGGTGAGATCAAGGTTAGGAACAGTCTCTCTGAAATCATTAGACAACTTGGTAAGTCTTGCATTTGGCGCAGAATCCGAGCAAGTCCGTTATGTTGCAACCAAGGATTTGCTAGACCGCGCAGGATTCAAGGCAAGTGAGCTTTCAAAGTTAGAGATTGAAGACACAAGATCCCGAACTCCTGTGGAGATTGAGGAGGAGATGCGGGAGCGATTTGGAAGGGATGTCGCAGACATGATCATGGGAAAGGCAAGAGTAATAAACGGAACTACGGCAGGAGTGGCCGCATCTCAGCCAGCAGGGGACACCCTTTCCCCAACTGTTTCCACTCCTGCCTCCAGCGAGTTAAACTAAGAGCAATCACGAACCAAATTTCAGGAAAAATAAAATGGCAGACGCAGCAACAATTTCAATCATCGCAACGATGTTACCAGGCGAGATTGCAAAGACAGTAGTGTCCATGCAATCTCATCGGCAAGTACCGTTACTTGTGTTGTAGCCGCATTGTTAGATGATGTTTCAGTCTAAGTAACATGGATAGTTTCCCTTCAGGATCAGGCACAGGAACTTCTCCAGACTTGGATTTGGAGGAGTTACTAGAATTAAAGGACGAGTATGACGCATCAAGAGGAAGATACCAGATGCTCTCATACAATCCATATCCCTACCAGAGGGAGTTTCACTGTGCGCGGTCAGAGACAGGAGGACGGGCACGTCAGAGGTGTCTGATGGCCGCAAACAAGGTTGGAAAGACATTTTGTGGTGCAATGGAGATGTCTTTTCACCTGACAGGATGGTACCCAGAGTGGTGGGAGGGCCACAGATTTGAAGGTCCAATTTTGGGATG